CTAGAATACAAGCGAGAGAACACCCAGCTCCATGCCTTTAATGGGCACTGGATTCTCATTTGCATCCCTCTCCACCACTGCGAGGTACCTCAGTTGACCTGGTAGGTCTACCACCTCGACTTCGACTTCGTCAGCACCTATGGCGTCAAGACATCGCGTTATTGACGTGATGCTATCTTCCGCTGGAAAAGCTTTCACGAAGAGTTCCCATGACTCCCACGCATCAGTGAGATACGAAAAGAATCTAAGCATACTCTCTGCCATGTTTCTTCGCTTATGTCGCTCAGTGTACAACTGACGCTGCGCGATTTCGCGAATTGGCCGGTGTGGCCACCCGTGAATCCAGATGTGCCCAAGGCAGTGTGGCCCTCTCTCAACGAGCGGAACCACCTCACCTGCTTCGATTCGACGAGATATAGCAACCTTGTCGTAAACGGAGCTTTTCTCAACGCTAATCGTGAAGCCTAGCTCAGCCGCGTACTTTGCTAGATTCCCGAGATTATACTCTGTGTCAGACGCAAAATTCACGTCATCACCAAGAATTAGCGCTCGATCTGACTTGAGCGCAGCCCCTGTGAGTCTAATCATCACATAGTTCATCAAGAGCAGCGAACAAACTGAGCCCACAAGACTTGTGAACGCAGAACCGCTCGGAATCCCTTTGTGCTTTTGGAACACTTCTCCACTTGGCGTGATAAGGCGAGAGTGTATGAAGTCGGAGACGTACCGATCCCACACGTTACGATCCACCTCGTCCAGATCCAAATGCGTCCGAAGCACACGGAAAACATCGTCAATCATGAACGCGGGGACAGATGCATCATACCCGGAAAAATCTATCGTGTAGATGTACCTGAATCGCGATTTGAGCTCTTCGACCAGCGCCCCTTGTTCGACCCTTTTCGCTCCGATGAGGAACGGACGGCGTCTCGCCAGGTTTGCGTGGACTCTCTTGGAGAAAGCCGAACCCACAATACTCGCAGTGAGCGAAGCCATCCATACGAGCCGAGTTTTTGGTGCGCTTTGCCCAAACTGAACGCGGCGACCAAAAAGATAAGGATCAAAGCCTCGTGCACCTGTCCAGATGCGTTTCGAAGCCCGAAGAGCCCTATCCAGAACGAAGCGATTTCGTGTGAAGTAAGGAGCCCCAGCATAATGAGACTTATGAATGAAGCGATCCACCACTTCATCCAGTGGGTAAGGCTTTCGCCCTCCAGTCGTGTCACCTGCAACACTGAGCGTCGCAGAAAACGCGTCCCGGTAAGCATCGGCATCCCACGATCGTCTTGCTCCATCGTAACGTGCGTCTCCAGAGCCGTTGCCGGATAGTGAAGTTCGCCCGTTCGCAGCATAATCGTTTGCATCAGCATGTCCCAACATGTCGGGCAATGATGACGGTGATGTAGCTGATCCTCCCTTTCGGGAGTTATGGGACCTTGAGTGTTCCACGCTCTTGGTTGGGGCACCTGTGGTACTGTGGGGACTCTCAACACTGGGTCGTCTAGCAGGGGTGGCGTTTCCGTCATCCTGCCTACAGGCGCATTGGCCCAGTCCTGAGACGGTGAATTCGTCAGATCCGGCGGTCGAAACACCGGATTTAGTGGCGTGGATGGGGCATCCATATCGGTATAGCCCTTCCGCCACCCATTCAGGGGACGTGACACTTCGATTATCCCTTTCGTGGACGAACTCGGTGGACGTATCACCTAGCAGCTTCTCCGCACCGCGGTCTATCGCTGGGACGGTGACCTGTTTTCCTAGGT